TGAAATCCCAAACAGCATCGCTAAAACCCCCCAACACCCCGCCCACTATGTGGGCCACCCTAATCAGCCTGATCTGGGCCCTCCAGACAGTGCTGGCGACCGTTGCGGCTCATGGTGGCTCGGTCAACCTTCAACAACTCGCAGAACCCAAAACTCTTTACAGTCTGATATTCGCTGTGCCCTTTACCCTAGTATATCCTCTGGCCATGGTATGGCTACTCATGGTGTTTGCCATCTGTACCATTCAGTTCTCCAAGCTAAGTTGGTGTTTCATTTTCGGGTGGCCCCCTACGCCCCCTCCCACTTCCGGCGGCTGGTGCTGGTACGACGTCCTTTCCCTGGACAACTCTAATTTCTCATACCCACCAGATTGCTCTTTTAAAACTCGCATGCTATTGGATTTTGGCGAGGAGTTGCAACCTTGGCTTAGCACCCAACAAGTGCAGTCTATAGCCGCTCGCCATTTCCGCTGGCCTTTTATTCGTGTTTCTCGTGTTTCCCGTGGTATTTACCACATTTACCCAGACTCCTCGACCGCTGGCCGCTTGAGGAGAGTACGTTCTTTACCTAAGGGTTGGTATGGCGCCACACCTGACCCCTCCTTTTTCAACGAGACGGCTCTTAAGAACACCATAGTCGCCCTTCATGCTGGGGATTATGCTCGCCAACTGGCCGAGACACGCCGCGCGTGCGCCCATGTAGTCCCACCCCGAATGCACACCTACCTCCATTCGGCTGGGATTGAAGCTCCCACCGCCCAAGCCACGAGACATCCCCACCCTGTCCATTATGCTTTTGAGTCTCGGTCTTTGCGTCTGGTCGGTCGCGCCCTCAACAACACACCCTGGTTCGCACTTTGGCTCAAACCTTCCAAAGTCCAATATATGCAGGGTGAGGGTTGTCTCCCTCCAGTTGGTTACTTCAATCCTCGCTATGTTGGTAAGGACATTACTCGTTACTCTGGTACTCACGTCCCAGGCAACGTGAACCCCATCTCTAATTGTCCTGTGTGGTTCGCTCACGATGTGCTGCATCACCTCAATCCAACGATTGTCGGTAAATGGTTTGATATGAACCCAAAATTGCAGTACCTGTTTGCCACCACGGTCATCCCCCCGGAAACACAGTTTGACCTGCCCACGTTGAATCCGCATCTGTACCATTACTCTGTGACTGGGGATCGTTTGACTTACATTCCTGAGGGTGACACCGGTGGTTTTTACTCACAACCTCTCTCTGCTCGCCGTTGGTTGACTGCCAACTCTATCGTGTCCCCTAAATCTTTATGTCTTCACGTCGCTCGTTTGGATACCAACCACGCTCATCACGTCTACGTGATCTCACGTGATCAGCTGCTGCCAGAAGTTTCCAGAACTATGGATTTGGGCAACGTGTTTGAGATACCTTGGTGGGCCCATCCCTTCGCTAGCCGTTTTGAGCGCATTACTCTCGGTTCAATCGTGGATGCCTTGTCGAAGTATGAGCTTCGCACTTCTGCCACTTCGTTTAGGGACTTCTACGCCAAAATCGCTTCCTATGCTGCAGAAGTCTACGGCCATTACCCTTCCACCTACTGCCGAGCCGCCGCTCATCATGTGGCTTGGCAGCGCCTATTGTATTTTGAGTATACCGCAACGTGGACTGGACACGTGTTGATGATGGTGGCCTTGGCAGTTCGTTTGCCCCTCCTCACTTCAGGTTGGCTTTGGCAGTCCCTCTCTTCCCACGTGACCGCTTATCGCTTCGATACCCCCAAGATTTGGGAGGTCGAGTGTTCCCGTTGGGCGGCCTCACAAAGCGACCCCCTTCTGCCTGGTGATGAGGCTGATTTGTGCTGTGCCAAGCTAGGTTTTTACGAGCTACCTCCCAATCCAGATCAGCTGTCTCGCTTTGCCCTCACTTCGGCCACTCTTTTTACAGGCATTGCAATCAAGATTTCAGTTTTTCTTGGTAGTGGCTATGTTAAACCCGTGTTGCGGAGCATCCCCGGCCTAGTGCGTTTCATCGCCTATGTCCTTGACCTCTCTTGGGACGGTACTCCGTTCGGTGTCTTCCTTGTGCTCGTGTCTCTTTGGCTTGGTTATTACGGACCTCGCATTTATTTTCCCTACCGCCTTCCAAAGATTGTTCCTCATCTCCAGTATTTGCTTGCCATCGTGTTTTTCTTGCCCCACGCTCATTTGCCCTTTCCGACCGGCTTGAGTTGGCCGTATATGTTGTCCCTGACCATGACGCTCATTAATTTTGCATTTCCCCGCACAAATTGGCTCATTTTCATTGTCGACCACGTTGCCACCTATACCCGTCCCCGTCTTGCCGGTGATTACCCGCCCTGGGCCCCTGGACGCCCCGGTACAATTCCACCTCTTGTGAACGATACCTTCGGCCTTCCACCAGGGCTCCGCGCGTCGTCTGTCTCCGACGACGCTGATCTTCTCAATAGGACCTTGGACTATATTCGCCGACACGGGTTGCATGACAACATCACTTTTTCCGACGCCCCCAATGACCATTTTGAGTTTGTCACTCTCCCATTGTCTGAGAAGTTTGGGTACTGGCGATTGGTACATGCGGTCAATTTATTTAATGTCTTTTTGACACTTTCCCTTGCCTTAATGAGTATGGTGCGTTTCCGTCCTGGCTACACCTATATCCACGACACTGAGGCTGCGCACCTTGGTTTTGAGCCCTACCAGGAAACGCCCGCACCCCCACCTCCCTCGCCCGAGTCCTCTGTTTCCAGTGTTCCTGCAGTGCCCGCTTCCATTGCTTCCTCCGGTGATTTCTTTCCCCCCGGCATGTTCGACGAGACCCCCCCAGCTGCTGATGACGGTGACTCCATTCACCCGGAACCGGATGTGCCTCCACCGCCTCCCCCCCCGCCTGTCCAGGCCGCTATCCCGAATGGGAACAATGCAGACCCCTTTCATGCTTACAATCTTCCTCCATCCGCATTTGAGAGCTCCCAATTGTGGGTTGACATTGTCAGTCGCCTGCCCATTCCGGCCAATGTGGTTGACCCCAACACCATGTGTGTGTGGGACTGCATTGGCGCAACACTGGCGCTAGACCCCTTGCGCTGCTGGGCGGCCTACATGTCTCAGCTTAATCCACTGGATCGAGCTGCATATGCCACAGGTACCGTCCAGTTTGAACGTGTGCAAGATGTCCTGCATTATTTCTGCTTGCCATACACTGTTCACTTCTCGGAGGTCAATGGCCTAGGTTGCCCTCGTGGTATGGGGGCGGGTGGTCCTGCCGGTAACTTCAACCCTAATGCCGTCCCCCTCACGGGCGCTGGCCGGCCAGGCTGGCCAACTCTCACTGGCTATATTGAGCGAGATACTGCTGCCAACGTGTGGCATTTCACTCTTCGGGGTACTCCTGATACTGATGCCCGAGTGGAGCCCCCACATCATTGGGATGCGTTGGGCTGGCCGTCTACTTTGCAGCCAATGGCAGTGATAGCTGAGGTTCTGAACGTCCCGAAGAAGATCTGGGGCCAACAGTACGCTCGCATGACCGGTCTGCAACGTAACATGTTCTCCACTTCCGTCGGGGTGTTGAATGCCGCTCAGAGAGTACGCCAAATGGTTGTGCCATCTTTACCAGTTCGTGAACAGGTCGTTGTTTACCAACACAATCTTGCTGATGCTCGGGACGCCTGTGCCCTCGCCACCGACCTCCATGTCCACCCACAAGTGCTTAACCTCCGTGACATGGATCAGCAGTCTGTGAGTAAGGGGGCCGATCTGATGGCAAAAGATTACCTTTCCTGGCTCAATGGCAACGCCCACGCCCTTGCTCATCGTCCGGTCACATTCCACCTTCTCCACGGCATTGGCGGCTCAGGAAAAACATTTGAGTTGACTCGCCTCTTGACAGCTCGGCACGCTGCTCAGCCTTTTTCATCGGCGACGTTGCATTTCCACACCTGGGACCATGATCTCAGGGAGCCGTTGCGTGCAACTATGATGGCCGCATTCCCCACCTTGGGCCTCCGAGCTGCCAATTTCAAGACTGGTTGCATGCCACTTGGGCAACCCATGACCGGCACTCTTGTCCTTGATGATGCCGGCAAATGTTGGAATGGGTTTGTACCGCTCATCCTCGCCATGAACCCCGGGCTTACGGACGTGTACTTCACCTACGATGCTGCTCAGGCTGGTAACGTTTTCCCCACCACTCCCTCCATTAGTCGGAAGGTTCGGTCGACATCTGACTGGTTGGGTGCAATTGACGATTACTATGCCACCGAAGGTCATCGGACTGCGGACGAGGTGCTTGACCTGTTTGGCTTGCCTCGTGCTCCCCGCATTCCAGGACAGATTAAACCCCGTGGTCGTGTGATGGTTGTCAGTAACGTTCCTGCCGGCGTGCCCCTTCTGGTGGTGTCACCGCGTTTTGCGGAGACCCAGAATCTTGGTGGCCAAGTTTGTGATACCTTCACCACTTGCCAGGGGCACACTATCTATGGCGATGTCTGCGTTGATCTCGGCGGCCTTTCCGCCACGGCGACTGAAAAGGCTGTATGGACTGCTCTCACTCGGGCCACCGGCAACATTTACTTGCTTTTGGGCCCCCTTGCTGAGAAGGAGAATGCTGTCAAGTCGTGTTTTGCCCGTTCCCAGGTTCTCTCCGCCATGCTTACATTGGCATCCGTCCGGCAAGAGCCAGTCCTCACCGCCGCAATTGACCCCGATTTGATTGTGAAGTCCGCTGTCTACAACCACCTGGCAAGGTCATTGTCTCCGGCCGCCGCCGCGAGGCTGGGGCTTGCCCCTGCCGATCCTGTCGTTGGTGCAATCAGAGGTGTCTCTGCCCGGTACCGTGAGGCGTGGCTAAATACTCCCGTCCAGTCTCCCGACACGTATACCGCTCGCACTCACCGGGCCGCTGCCGGCGTGAAGACCTCGAAATCCCCTGCCTTTTCCCGCCATCAAACCACACATGCGCACACTGCAACATCTGTCGCGTATGAGGTCCGTCACTTGACAGCGCTCCCTGGTGATGCTCAACTCACCGTGCCGGCAACTACTTACCGGCTCCCTCCGGTGCCAGTCATGGAGATTATTCCGGACCCCGCTCTCGACGTTAACGAGCCGACGGACGATGCTTTGCGTGAAGTGGTTGTTGAAGAGAACACCAACAGCACTTTCCAGCACATTGTGGACGGTCCTCCGGACGCTCTCCATCACGTCCGAGCAGACAAGCTGACCACCAAACTTGGTGAGGAGAAGCGCATCCGGGTAGGCCAGCACACCAGGCCCTGGTCCCGAAACGATGAGAAACGGTTGAAGCAGCTTAAAAGAGGTTTTGCAAAGTTCTTCGATCTCACCAAATGGTCTGAGACTGGATTCAACCCTGCAAAGTTCGAAGAGGCCGAACGGGTTAAACTGGCATCGTGGGCGAGCAAGCGCACTAAAACCGCCATAAGGACGAGTGTGGCCAAGCAAAATCTGGATGCCGCTTACAATTACACGTCTCTGTTCCCAAAGGGTCAGTTCGTGAAGAAACAGCCAAAGTGGCGTAAGCACGCTTTTGCCTGCCAAACGGTTTCAGATTTTAATCTGGGCAAGATATTCCGCGACTCCTCTTATGCCGTGTATCTGGAAGCGATGAGCGTGGCGTGCGCCTATGACTCAACTTACTTGCACTACCGCGCCAGTCCGGATGATATGTCGCGGTGGTACAAGACGCATTGGCGCCCTGGTCGCATGACCGCCAATGATTACACGGCTTGGGACTCTGGTGTTGACCATGTTTTCATTGAGTTTGATTGCTGGCTCCTCACACTGTGCGGCCTCCCAGTTGAGTACATTGAGAAGTTCCGGTTTGATCGTTACAATATGCATTCTCATCTGGGCCCCCACATGCCTCGACAAGAAAGTGGCGATAGGTACACCTGGATCCTCAATACTCTCCG